AGGATGAAAGGTTGCAGGGCGTTAAACTCAGGGCTTTATATGCTTTTTATGAAACACAAAAAGAACTGTTTGAAAAGGGTAAGATAGATGAGCAGGTTTTTCTGGATGCTAAAACAAAATATTCAGATGCTTATCAGCAGTATGAGGACTTTAAATCTCAGCAACGGATAAACCAGTATAATGAAGAAAACCGTATAAGGGAGCAGAAGATTGCAGACGCAAAAAAAGCAGCAGAGGAGTTTAAAAAACAACAGGAGGAGGATAAAAAACTTGCAAAAGAAAGAAAAAAATTTGAAGATAGTATAAAGCCTGATCGTGGTGCACTGTTAGCCGATCTTCAGAATTACGGAAAAGAGGTGAACGCAGAGGAGGCAAGGCAGGCACAGGCGCATATTGACTTATTGAAGGCAAATAAGCAACAGGAACTTGAAACAAAAGCTCAGTTAGCAGAGCTGGCTGTTTTGAATGATCCTGACAGTATCGAGAATAAGATTGCCAAGATAAACGCTGATCTTGAACTTGAATTATCTGCACTTGCTGAAGGTGACCTGCAGCGACAGATACTTACAAAGCAGGCAAGTGATGCTATTGTGCAGGTTAAGAAAGATGAGGCTGAAGCAAAAAAGCAAATAGCACAGGATGAGTTTAATTTTCAGATGACCATTGCTGAGGGTATTGCCAACAGTCTGGACACACTTGCAGGCATAGCCGGTAAGCAGACAGCAGCCGGTAAGGCGTTGGCCATAGCATCAACTGTCATAAAAACTATTCAGGGAGGTATAGCAGCGTTCACCGGCATGGTTTCCAGCATACCTGGCCCGGTCGGTATAGCGTTGGGTGTTGTAGCTGCTGCCGGGGTTGTTGCTGCAGGCGTTAAAGCTGTTAAGCAGATAACTTCTGTAAAAGTACCGGGTGCCAGCGGAGGGGCAGGAGCACCTAATATTTCATTACCCGGTGCCCCAATAAAACCACAAGCGCAAACAACAACCTTAGACCAGCAGAGCATAAATGCCGTTGGTAATGCATCAAACCGGGCATATGTGCTTGAAACGGATGTTACCAACAACCAGGATAGGATTACAAGGTTGAACAGGGCGGCGAGGATTAATTAAACACTCCACCAAAATTTATATAGTATTATATGGATTTACCTATCTACGAGTTAAAAATCAACGAAACAATTACAGACGATGCAGAGGTATCCTTTATCGCTTTTGTTGATAAGCCAGCCATTAAGCGGGATTTTTTGGCGTTTAAAGATGCTATAAAATTTGAAATTATAAGTGAGGAACAACGGATAGTTACCGGTCCGCTTATGATACCTGAGCAGCTTATTTACCGTAATTCACAGAATTTTGGGGAACACTATGTTAAATTCTCAGCACAAACTATTCAGGGTATTTCAATAAAATTCGCTAAAAAAGGTTACCAAAAGAACGTGAATATCATGCACGAAGAGGGGTTGCAGGCGGACGGGGTTACCATGTTCGAGAGTTTCATCAGTAATGCAGCCAGGGGCATAAAGCCGATATCCGCTTTTACCGACCTGCCAGATGGTACGTGGTTCGGTTCTTTCTATGTTGAAAACCCAGCCGTTTGGGATTTGGTGAAGACACAAAAGGTGCGTGGATTCAGCGTTGAGGGCATGTTTGATTATGAAAAACCTGCATCAAAGGAGGATCAGGCACTTAGCCAGATAGCCGAATTATTAAACAGTTTTTAATTTTTTATATAATACTACATACAATTCGTTGTTATGAATACAAAAGAAGTACTTGCAAAGTTGAAATTAGCCTTTAACGATTTAATGGCCCCACCTGCACCACCTGCACCACCACCTGTTGTAAAACTTATGGATTACAACCTGAAAGACGGCGGTACAGTTACCATTGATAAATTGGAAGTTGGCGGCATCGTCATGATTGATGGCAATCCGGCTTTGGCAGGTGATATTGAACTGGAAGACGGTACAAAAATAACCGTTGGTGATAACGGCGTTATTTCTGCGCTGATACCCGGCACACCGGCACCTCCCGCAGATGCGCCCCCTGCATTCAATGCAGAGGAAAAATTCACCTTATTGCAAACCAGCTTCAACGAAAAGATTACTGCTTACGAAAATAAGTTTGCCGAGTATGACAAGAAGATGTCTGGCTATGAGGCGAAACTTGGTAAAGCAAATAAAGTGATCGAGAAATTGATGGAGCTTTCAACGTTGATCGTTGAGGCACCGGCTGCAAAACCAGAGGGGCAGCACAATAATAATTTCAACAACCAGGAACTTAAATATGATCCTGCATTGTTCTCATAAAAATAAAAATTAAAACCGAAATAAAATGGCATTAAGTTTAGGAACATTATCAGCGTACACCCGCCAAAGTGTAAAACCATTATTGCAGGCTGCTGTATTTTCTGCTAAGACACAGCAGATGATAAAAAGCGGTGGTATAACCCTTACGAATGTAAAAAGTTCTGAGGCTATCCCGCAATTTGACACTGATGCCGTTTTCGGTACGCAGTCATGCAGCTTTGACCCTTCAGGCACCACGTCATTCACTCAACGCACTGTTACCGTTGGTAAGATAAAGGTTGAGGAAAAACTTTGTCCAAAAGACATGGAGGCTTATTTCCTGCAGGAGGCATTGAAGGCAGGTAGCACTTATGAAGATTTCGGTAACGCCGAATTTCAGAAAGCGTACCTGGACCGCAAGAACATGAAGATTGCAGCCCAACTTGAAACCGCCATCTGGCAGGGTGATACAGCGTCAGGCAATGCAAACCTTAACAAATTTGACGGCCTTATCAAACTGATTGCCGCCGGTTCACCGGTTGATGCAAATGTATCAGGTTATACCGGTATCGCACCGATAACAACCATCGGCCCAACAAACGTGATTGCCGCCATCAAGGGTATGAAAAACGCCATCCCTGCCGCCCTTAAAGGTGCAACAGATGTGGTTATTTTCTGCGGATATGACGTGTACGATATGTATGTAGATGCCGGAATTGCCGCAAACCTTTTCCACTACGATTTCAACGACAAGTCGAATTATGGCGGACTGACTGTACCTGGCACCGGCATTAAGCTGGAGGCTGTACATGGACTGGATGGAACCGGTAAGCTGTATGCAACCAGGCTTTCCAACATCGTTGAGGCCGTTGATTTGCAGGGGGAAGAGGAAAACTACAAAATGTGGTATTCAGAGGATAACAACGATGTCCGTTTCCGTGCAGAATGGAAATACGGTGTCAACGTGGCGTACACAACAGAGGTTGTGAGCATGCTGACCACTCCTTAACCGATTTAATAACAGGCGGTATCATTGATACCGTCTTTTAACAATAAAATTATGTCTTGTGAAATTGTTTCCGGTTATGCAATAGATTGCAGGGATGCAGTCGGCGGAGTTGATGCGATATTTTTTATCGGATGGAGCGATGTAAGCTCCATGACTGATGCCAGCGGCGTTGTTACCGCAATTACAAAAGCCCCAGGCAAAAGGTTCTGGCGGTTCGATATGCCTGCAAAGTCATCAGCCAACGCAACCAGCAACCCGGTAGGATCAACAGAAAACGGAACCCTGTTTTTTGAGCAATCACTTGACTTTCCAATAAACAAACGTGATGCAACAACCCGCAATATTGTTACCACACTTGCAAAGAACCGTGTTATTGCTGTAACGCTTGATAAAGACGGTACTTACAGAATGTACGGCAAAGTATCTGGTATGTTCCTTGGATCTTCAACAGGTCAGACCGGTGCCGCTGCAGGTGATGCAAACGGGTATGTATTGAAGATGGAGGGTCAGGAAAAAGAAGATTTCTTTGTAGTTGACCCTACAATAGCAGCAGCCCTTGAAACACCTGGTTAGTAATAATCCTGTGAAATTTTTATATGCCCCGTCCGTTGAAAAGACGGGGTTTTTTAATATAAGAAAATGATAAATCTAAGGAAAGGGAATACAGAAATAATTTACTTTACCGGTACTGAAAATACAACTTTACCGGCTCCATATTTTTTGTTTATATTTACAAGCAGTAACTCAGACCAGGTAAAGGTAATGTGTACCAATACCAGCACAACGGAAAGGGTTGATAAGGCAAGTGTGGTAGTGAACAATTTTTTTACTGATAAGCCTGAAGGGTTGTGGCGTTATGAAGTACGGGAAAAAGCGGACAATACTGACATGACGGTTTCAGGAACTGTGGTTGAAGAAGGGTATATGTATCTGAGGCCAGCAACTGATTTCGCACCTACACAATATTCAGGACAAACAAACGACTTTAAAACTTATGCCGGACAATAAAGATAATGAGGAGGTGGGCAGGTATAATACTGTTACCATAGAATTCGCACAGGCGGAGCAGCCGAAATTTGAAGAAAAAAAGGGAACCCTCAATTACATCGAGTTTGGTAAAAACAATGATTATCCTGATTACCTGCTTGACCTGTACAACGAAAGTCCGAAACATGGGGCCATTGTAAAGGGAAAGGCTGATTATATTTTCGGTAAGGGGTTCGATGGAATTACTCAGCCAGCAAACAGCCAGGGTGAATCGTGGAACAGTATTGCTAGTAAAGTGATATTGGATGATGAAATTTTCAGCGGTTACTACTTTCAGATAATTTACAACCTGCTTGGCAAAGTTAAAGATGTTTTTCATCTTGAATTTTACAAAGTAAGGGTAAGTAAGGACCGGTCTAAGTTTTACGTAAAAGATAACTGGAAAGACAATAAAGAAAAAGCCAGGATTTACCCGGCATTTTCCGGTAAATACGATAAAGACAATCCGTCATGTGTTTTATTCATTTCTCAGTACAATCCAAAAGCATCCGTTTATACCCTGCCAAATTACTTCCAGGGAATGAACTACATCGAATCAGATGTGCAGGTAAGCCGGTGGATTTTGGGCAATGCAAAGGATGGTTTTTCTGCAGGTAAACTCATACAGTTTTTTAACGGGGAGCCGGTTGAAGAGCAAAAGGGACAGGTTGAAAAAGGGTTGAAAAAGAAACTTACCGGCAGCGAGGGGGATAGGATAACGGTGGTATTCAGCAAACCGGGAGAAACACCGGTGCAGATACAGGATCTCGGTAATACCATGCTTACAAAGGAAGATTTCACACCCGTAAACCTTCTTATCCAACAGGAAATATTCTCAGCACACCGCATTACCAGCCCGATGCTTTTCGGTATAAAGACAGAGGGGCAGCTTGGTGGCAGGGATGAAATACAAAGCGCCTATGAGATATTCAACAACACCTATGTAAACGCCAGGCAGCAGGCACATGAGGCTGTATTTAATAAGCTGTTCAAGATGGTTGGTATTCAGGGAGAATATAAATTAACCCCTGTCGAACCGCTTGGATTCAGCCTGAAAGATGACCTGTTGCTTGATGTGGCACCGAGGGAGTACTTTCTTGATAAGATGGGTGTTGACCAAAAATATTACTCATTACCTCCTGCCCGTACACAACCGGCGGCAGGCGTTCCGGCAACACCTGCAGATGCAAGCGGAAATACAATGGCAGTAAATGAAAACCTCGCCGGAATGTCTGGACGTAAATTCCAGCAGCTTGAAAGGATTGTCAGGAAATTTAAAGCGGGTAAGTTAACCAGGGACCAGGCCGCAATGATGCTTAAAAACTCATTTGGAATAACCGATGAAGATGTTTCTTTGTTCCTGGATGCAGATAGCGATGATCAGCAATTTGCCTCACAGGAGGAGCTTGATTTTGCGCTGCTTGAACAGTTTGAGCAGGTAGGGGAGGATAAAGATATGTTCGATGAAATAGGACGAAAACCTGCCAAAGAGCAGGAGTATTTCGCCGATGTAAAGCAGTTGAGCCAGCTCGAGAGCAATATCATCAACCTGGTAAGAAAAGATAAAAGGGTAACGCCTGAAGTGATTGCAAAGACACTGAAAATTGAAGCGGGAACAGTTACCAGGGTAATGTCTGATCTTGTTGAATCAGGGTTGCTTACAGAAATAAATACAACAGTGGGGCAGGACACTGTAATTGAACGTACAGCAACACAGGAACAGGTTGATGCCCCAAGGCCGTCAACAGTTGATATACTGCTGAGGTATAGTTATGATGGCCCAAAAGATGAAAGGAACAGGCCATTTTGTGCAAAACTGTTATCCCTTAATAAATTATACAGCCGGTCAGATATTGAAACAATAAGCATGAGACTTGGGTATTCTGTTTGGGATCGGAGGGGTGGCTGGTTTACACAACCGGATGGAACGCATAGACCTTTCTGCAGGCATAGTTGGTTCGCTTTAACAGTAATACGTAAAAAATGAGTGCAAATATATTATTCATATCAGAACTTACATTAAAATCCCGCACAGGTATAAGCGAAGCTATTGATGGAACAAGGATAAAACCTCAGATAAAGCTGGCACAGGATATGTATGTTCAGACTGCTTTAGGCAGCAGGTTGTACCAACGCCTACAGACAGGTATTGATGCCAGTAATTTGACAACAGATGAAACAACGCTACTGAATAATTATGTAACGGATTGCCTGGTATGGTACACGATGAGCCTGTTACCAATGTCTTTAGGTTACCAGATATTCAGTAAAGGGGTGCTGCAAAAAACAGCAGAGGAAAGCGAAACTCCTTCACGTTCAGATTTAGAGGCAATATCTGGTTCGTATAAGCAGACAGCAGAATTTTATAAGCAGCGTCTTATTGATTACCTGCGTGAAAATTACACGGCTTTCGCTGAATACAATAATCCGGGTTCAGGTTGGGATGTAATTTTTCCGGAAACAAAAGCATATACCTGCCCGATTTATTTAGGAGATGCTTATTCAGAACAGGCTAACAGGTCATATTCAGGTAATAATGTTACAAGTGTTGGCAGTGGTAACATAGAAATTACTCCAAGTGTCGGGGCTACTTCATTCACAGTTACTACATTACCATCCGGTGCATCAATAATCTCTGCAATACGTAGTGGACTCGGTAAAGGAATAAAAACCGTTGCAACTGCTAATACTGCTTATCTGCAGATCAATGGTAATATAGTTACACTTCCCACAGGAGACCAGGTTGCAGATTCAGGAGATGGCACCGGCGAACTATTTATTTTAACTTACAGATAATGGCAAGATATAAAAAATCAATAATCGAAAAAGTATTATTCCATGACCTACAATCAAGTAATAACAACATTGCAAAGCCTGTTACAAGGCCACGCAATGATAAAAACGGTAAAGAACGAAACGCCGGGGGAGTGGTTAAAAAAGACAGAGATTGAGTTTCCAGTCTGTTGTTTTTCAATAAACGCCGGGTCATTCAATAAAGGCAGGCAGCAGGTTTATAACGTGCAGTTCTTTTTTTTGGATAAGTCCGGGGAAGACAAAGAGTTTGAGCAGGATGTAATTTCCGACCAGGTTGGTATCGGTTACGATGTTACAGAACTAATGCGGGCTCCAAGACGGGATTACTCCATACCTGATGATATTGGGTTTGACACCATATCCGACAGCAAGTATGAGGATAATCTTGCAGGAATACAAATGACATTTGATATAGAAACGCAAAGCGACTTTGACGGTTGCGATGCACCAACATCATAATTATGAAAAAGATATTTTTTTTACTGCTATTATTTCCGCTTGCCGGCATGGCACAGGTTTACCAGGTACTGCCACAATACGGGTATGAGATGAAGAGGGTTAACCCAACGCTTGTACTTCAATTGCCGACAGATACCGTTAACAACAAGCTCGGTATTGCCAGGGTTGGCAGTACGCTATACGTGGGCAATGGGACGTATTGGACGGGTGGTTCCGGCAATTACCTTGACAGCTTTTGGCGTGTATCAGGAATAGATTCCAATTATTACAGGATAAACGGGGTAACGTATGCGGTACTGGATAGTACGGGGGGTGGGGGTGGTGTTACTGCCAATTTACCGTTAACTATTGATACCGGGGCCATAAATATTAACCCTGCTGATGCAAATAATGATGGTTATTTATCTGCTGTTGATTTTGATAAATTTAAAAAAGACAGCAGTCATTTTAGAAATGTTGCCGGTACTATTTCGCCAAAATACACATCATTTAATTTAAACTTAGGCAGCAACGCATCTACAGCTTACAGATTTAATGTAAATGATGGGAATGTAAATTTTGGGAATCAAATAAATAATGTAAGATTTTACAAAGGTGGCCAGTTATTTTATCATGGCGGTTCAAACACAACTGATAACTCAAATAACTTTCTCGGAATCCAATGTGGAAACTTATCACAATCAGGTTATTTTAATACAGCCTACGGATTTTTGGCTGCTAGTAGTTTAACGAGCGGTACTGATAATACTTTAATTGGTACAACGGCTGGTTATTACCTAACCAGCGGTTCTTTTAATAGCCTTTTTGGCCGCAATTCACACATGAATGGTGCAGGTAGTTTTAATACAAGATTTGGCGCTAATGCAATGAATAATGGTGGTACAGGTAGCTACAATGTAACATTGGGGTATAACGCAGGCGTTCCGATACCCGATTCCAGCTATCAATTAAATATAGGCA